CGAAGATCTTCTTCATCATGGCCTCGTCGAGAGATCCCAACTTGGTCGAGAGTTCCTTGGCCACCTGACGACTCTTCAACTCGGTCACCGACACTCGCGCGCGGCGCGTAGGCACATTCCCGGACCACAGGTTCGCAATCCGGACGTCAGCGCGGTAGTTGACCTCGTCATCGAATGTGCGGAAGTCGTTCTTCTTCGACGGCTCGTGTTTGGCCTTCACGACTGGCGCAGTCGCGTCGTTGATGCACTGCTTCACGCCGTACTCCCAGATGTACTCGATCGTGGCATCGTCGAGTTCGTTGCTCTCGGCAAAAGACGGGAATTCGCGTTCAGCACCTGATTTCAGAGTTACGGTGATCATGGTATCCGACTCCTGTGGGGTGGCGGCCGGGCCATCCGGTCAGTCCCATTCCCAACATGGCCATAGTGCCATACCCCCCATGGGGAGTCAACTTCAATGTGCGCAACAATAGTTCGTTGTTTGCCCAAACTGCGCAATATTTGGCTTGTGTGATGTGTGGCACGAACGTGACACTTTTGCACATGCACACTACACAATAATGTTGCGGGACTCGGGGGATCTACGCAATAAAAGTTCGCCGGGGGGCCTAAAAAAGCAATAAAATTTTTGGGCGCCTCACCCCCGCCAGATTTTCTCCCCCAAACATACCTACAGGCCTCCCCCTCCCATTACCAACATCTCATGTCGCCTCGACGACAATCGCTTGACATTTGTGCGCGTTGCGCGCACGCTCGGCGCCGAAGGCGGCGCCAAAGGCGGCCGCCGAAGGCGGGAACATGGACAAGGCCGAGAACATGGACATCGCCGACCTCGTAGCTCAGGCGGACGCCGAGGTCAATACTTGGCTGCCGGACGCCCCCGAGCCGGACGCCACCCATCTCGCCACCAGTCCCACACCAGAGGAGATCCTCCGAGCACTCTTCGAATCAGCGGAACCCAGCCCCGAACCCGAGGCCCCGCCCGCCGGACGTCCTCCTGCCGAGGTGGAGCCTAGCGCCCCGCCCGCCGGACGTCCTCCAACCCCCGGCCCTCCCGCGCCGGCGCTTGAGGCGTGGCTCCGCCAGCACATTCCTGGCCGCGGTCGGCCTAGGATCAACGAGAGCGAGCGGCAGGTCCTGCGGGCCACCCTGACGCCATCAGCACCGCCTGTCACAGGGGTGCTTACGGCGGACGAGTGGGCAGCAGCCTTTGCTCCAGGAGCCCGCGTTAAGCGTGATATTGTTTCGGCCGCACTCGAGGCCTCCGCTATCGAACGAGCTGGAGTTGGGCCGGACGCCGAGCTTCGCCCCGGGGCTTTGCCCGAGGCCGCTCGCTTCGCGCGGGACCCTCGAATCCTCGCGCCAGAGGCCCTCCTGAGCGAGCTGGATCTCCTGCCCAAGGCACCCAAGATCCGGAAGGGCCGCATCGGGACTTCGTCCCCGCCAGAGTGGATTCGGGACCTCAATGCCTCGGACATAGCAGCGCTGACGCTGCCGAGGGGAACCCATGCTCCGACGCTTAAGCGAATCCATTCCAGCCACCATGCCCTCGCGCGGTGCCTTGCCACCGGCATGAAACAGGGTGACGCGGCCCACGTGGCAGGCTATTCCGTCGCGAGGGTGGCACAGTTAGTCGATGACCCCACTTTCAGTGCTCTCGTTGCCGATTACCGAGAGGATACCAAGTCGATCGTAGCGGATATGACCGAGCGGATGGCAAATCTGTCTATGGATGCACTCGAAACTATCCATGATCGACTTCAAGAGGACCCAAATCAGTTCTCCCTTTCGTTCCTCCTAGAGATGGCCAGAACCTTCGCAGACCGTACGGGCCATGGCCCAGGGTCGAAGATGGAGATTGGCCTGACCGCGGAGGCTATCGATCGGCCGCCACGAGAGACTCATGACGAATGGGTTAAGAGGCGTAAAGACGAACTCGATTCCTCCGACGATGTGGTCTCCCCAGCCGGGACCACAGACGGCAGCAATTACCGCAGACTGGTGTCCTGAACTTTTCTACGGTGGCGCCGCCGGAGGTGGGAAATCCGATTATCTCTTGGGGGATTTTCTCCAGGACGTGCCAACCTATGGTCGGCGTTGGACCGGCATCCTCTTCAGGCGAACGTACAACGAGCTTGAGGAGTTGATTCGGAGGTCCCACGAAATCTATCCACAAAGTGGTGCGGTGTGGCATGAGCAGCCAAAAACATGGACCTGGAACAATGGTGCCAGCCTCAAAATGCGATATCTTGAGCGGGAGGCCGATGCCACTCGATACCAAGGCCATGCCTACACTTGGATCGGGTGGGACGAACTCACGCAGTGGGCTGGGGATTACGCCTACAAGTACCTCCGCGGACGCCTACGATCAGCCCACGGAGTCCTGACCCTCCGGATACGAGCCGCCGCCAACCCAGGTGGAGTTGGTCACCATTGGGTTAAAGCCTACTTTGTCGACCCTTGCTACCAGGGATATAAGCCAATTCGCGACCCAGTTACTGGAATGGATCGAATCTTCATTCCCGCGCGGCTGCGTGACAATAAGATCCTCCTCGACTCCGACCCAGGATACGCCGGCCGTCTTCGAGGGCTTGCAAGTGATGCTATGGTGCGCGCTTGGCTCGACGGAGATTGGACTATCATTGAGGGTGCATTCTTCGATTGCTGGCGCTACGAGCGACACGTAGTGGAACCTTTCGCCATTCCAGCCAGTTGGGCTCGGTTCCGATCGATGGACTGGGGATCGGCCAAACCATTCAGCGTCGGATGGTGGGCGATAGCCGACGACCTCCACATTCTTAAGGAGTCCCGCCGCCGCATCCCTCGTGGCGCCCTCGTGAGGTACGCGGAGTGGTATGGAGCGTCCGGCCCTGACAAAGGGCTGAAGATGGATGCGGAGCGGGTTGCGGAGGGCATCGTACGACTCGAACGGACAGTGCTTCCGCGGTTGCGGTATGGGGTGCTCGATCCCTCAGCGTTTCAGGAGGCCGGGGGTCCATCGATCGCTGAGCGCATGAATAGAGTGCTCGCAAGGGACAAACTCGTACCATTCAAGAGAGCGGACAACTCTCGGGTTAGTGCCAAGGGCGCCATGGGAGGCTGGGACCAACTCCGGGCGAGGATGATGGCCGAGCCGGAGCCCATGATCTTTTGTTTCTCCACGTGTACGGACAGTGTTCGGACGGTCCCGGCAATGCAGCACGATCGGGACCGGCCTGAGGACGTCGATACCGGGGGTGAGGATCACGCTCCGGATGACTGGCGATACGCGGCAATGAGCCGACCGTATCTGCGGCCACTGAGTACGACGGAGGCCAGGGTGGACATCGGGTATTCCACTTATCGGCCCCCCAATGCAGGCGACTGGAAATCGTATTGAGGAGGGCATCATGACGGGTCTTGGAGAGTATCGGGTTGGGATCGACTTTAATCCTAGCGGGGACGAGAGAGTGAACGAGGTAAAGAGTGTCGCTGCCCACCTCATTAACATCTACGCCGAGGGCGCTAAGAGCGTCAATGATCCAGAGGTTAAACGATTGTGGGCACTGGCCCAAACCCATGCCGAGGACTCTGCAATGTGGGCAGTAAAGGCATTGACAAAGAAGCCAATGGGCGCCTGAGGCGTCCGCAGTTAGGAGGGCGCCAAGCGCCATGGCCTACGGTGAGGCAAGCACTGAATACTGGACCCTGTCGGATCTCAAGCAGGCGTATCTCGATTACATCAACTGCAAGCAGCCGGAGATCAGCGAACAGCAGAACTCTCGGCGGTACCGGCACGGAGTGCAGTGGACGCAGAAGCAAATCTCGACGTTTAACCAGAGAAAGCAGCCAATCATTACGTATAATAGGATTTCCAGGAAAATAGATTCTATCGTGGGCCTCATCGAGCGGTTTAAGCAGGACCCGAAGGCTTTCCCCAAGAAACAAGGCGATGATGCGGCCGCTGAATTGGCCACCGCTTGCGTGCGGTCGGTCGTTGAGGCCGATCTGAAACAAAATAAGCTTCCGTTTATCGCGGAGCAGGCTGCAATTGATGGGTTTGCTGGGGTGGAATTGAAGTTAGTGCAACACAAGAAGTTGGGAATGGATATTTCGTTCGCTATCGTTCAAAATGACGAGTTTTTCTACGATCCTCGGTCGATAATGCACGACTTTAGCGATACGCTCTATCGCGGAACATCGAAGTGGGTCGATTTGGAGGTGGCAATACAGCAGTTTCCGTCCATGGAGCTAGCACTTCGTGCGTCCTGCGAGTACGGATCGTCACTAACGACCAGTTCGGACAGGGAAAATCGGTGGTTTGACTCGGTCGGCGGCCGGAGGAGAGTGCGGATATCGGATTGCTGGTATCGGCACAGCGGTGGATGGTGTTGGTGTCTGTTCACCGGTACCATGAAGTTGATGGAGGGCCGGTCGTACTTCGTAGATGACGACGACGAGGAGATCTGCAAGTACCGAATGTTCTCCTGCTTCATTGATCAGGACGGAGATCGTTACGGGTTCATCCGGAATCTCCTGGGTCCGCAGGACGAAATCAACCAGCGACGATCAAAAGGGCTTCATGAGTTGAATTCGCGGCGAATTAAGGCTGAGGAGGGGGCTTTCAATGACGTTGAGGCAGCGCGTCGAGAGGCTGTCAGGCCTGATGGAGTCGTTCTCTACAACAAAGACTTCGTTGCGGAGTTCGATGACCAAACACGACTGGCGAATATGGAGGGTAATCTCAAGTTCTTGGAGGAGGCGAAGAATGAAATCGAGAATTTCGGCCCAAATCCGGCACTTATTGGTCAGGGACTAGAGTACAAGAGCGGCAGGGCCATTTCTATGCTCCAGCAGGCCGGAATTTCGGAGTTGGGGCCGTTTATTGTGAACTGGCGCATCTGGAAGTTGGATCTTTATCGAGTGATTTGGTCGGCGGTCAAGAAATACTGGACCACACCTCGCTACATTTCAGTTATGGACCCTGACGGCGTCCAACAGTTGGTTGCAATCAACCAGATGATGCCTGGACCGGGGGGATTTCCGCAGTTAGTCAATCAGGTGGCAGTTTTGGACGTCAACATTGCTATGGATGAGGGTCCGGATGAGGTTAACATGATGGCCGATGCCTATGATACGCTCGGGGCTATGGCTACCCAGGGCGCCAACGTGCCTCCTGCAATCCTCATCGAGTTGAGTCCACTGCCAGCGAGTAAGAAAAAGAGGTTGATGGCGATGCTGAATCCGCCGCCGTCACCTCAGCAAGAGGCGGCGCAGCAACTTCAGATACAGGGTGCAGTTGCGCAGGTGGATGAGACTCGGTCGAAGGCCGAACTTAATCGGGCGAAGGCACAGGAGACCGCTCAGGGTGGCGCTCACGGCATGCTCGAACGAGAGTACGATCGGCGATCGAATCTGGAGAAGGAGGCCATCAAGGCTCAGGGCCGGGAGCAGGAACACCAATATCAAATGAGTGAGTTGGCCACGCAGGCTGCCCTCTCGCATCAGGATCACTCCAATACTCAGGCAGAGGGCGCCACACAGGCCGCGCTCGCACATCAGGTACACCGCCATGCCATCGCGCAGGCGGACAAAAAGATGGACACTATGATTCTCGACCACCGCAATAAACTTGCGCAGTTACGCAGTCAGCAGGGCGCTGGTCCGCCGGTCGCCAGCTGAAACCCCCGATCGAGTGTTAATCGGCCACTCGGTCGGGGGCTCTAGCAGTAGGAGGGCAGGATGCCATTGGTGAAGAGTGCTTCGAAGGCTGCGGTAAGTGAGAACATCCGACGGGAGATCTCTGCCGGCAAGCCACAGAATCAGGCTGTCGCGATAGCGCTGGAGAATCAGCGGCGTGCGAGAGCTGGGAAGTTCCGGCGGCTTCGTCCGGGCCAATACAAAGGGAAGTAAGTCGTGCCTCCAATTAGAAGGCCGCCAAAACTTCGACTACAATCGCTGAGTAAGTTCCCAGCGAGGGTAGTAGCTACGAACGGCGTGCAGGTCGGTCGTTCGAATGGGACCTATCGATTCCAGCAGGATATCGGTGGACTAACTGAGAGCCTCACACCGGCTCCTGGGATGTTCGTGGCGGTTTGGGACCCGGTAAATGGGGTCTATTGGAAGATCGATGTTCAGACGTTGGTCAGTGGAGTAACTCCTGACCTCGATCCGACCCTGCAAGCTATTGCGGCGCTTACTCCAACCACAAATCAGAGCATTTATTTCACGGGGACGGATGCGGCGGCGGTTTACACGCTGACACCGTATGCACGGACCCTTTTGGACGATGTAGACACCATAGCGGCTCGGGCAACCCTCGGTCTCACTCCTGGTGTGGACGTACAGGCGTTTGATGCGGAGTTGGCTGCGATTGCCGCACTCTCAAGTAGTGCCAATCAGTTACCGTATTTCACTGGGGCTGGTACGGCCGCCCTCACCACGCTGAGTGCATTCATTCGGACGCTTTTGGACGATCCGGACGCCGCGACTGCTCGCGGTACACTTGGGCTTGTTATTGGCACTAACGTACAGGCATTTGATGCGGAGTTGAACGCAATTGCAGGGCTTGTCAGTGCCGCCGATCAGCTACCGTATTTCACGGGTTCCGGAACCGCGGCACTGACAACGCTGAGTTCATTCATTAGGACGCTGCTCGATGATGTGGATGCTGCTACCGCCCGTGGGACGCTAGGCTTGGTTATTGGCACGAACGTACAGGCGTTCGATGCGACGCTCGCTTCGTTGGCGGCGTACAACACTAATGGGATTTTGGTACAGACCGCACCCGATACGTTCACTGGTCGATCGATAGTTGCTTCGGCCGGCGTGCAGGTGCAGAATGGGAGCGGTGTAGTTGCTAATCCAGCGGTGTCGCTTGATATCAATGGGTTGACCGAGGATACCACTCCTGACGCGGCCAATGACTTCGTTGCGTCGTATGATGCTTCGGCTACTGGACATAAGAAGATCCGGCTGTCGAACCTCCCAGGTGGAGGCGGCGGTGGTGCCAGCATCACGGTGAGTGACACGGCTCCTGGATCACCCACTTCTGGTGCCCTTTGGTTTGACTCGGTCGGCGGCCTGCTGTACTTGTGGTACGTAGACCCGAACACGAGTCAGTGGGTAAACGTCAATAACTTCAATAGTGCCACTCCGATAGCACCTCAAACGTTTGCACCGCAGGGCCGTGCGACGCTCACGAGTGGTGTACCGGTGCTGACGTCCAGCGTGTCCGCGGCCACTAACGTTTTTTATACTCCCAGTGTTGGGAAGTTTGTGCCGATTTTCAATGGCTCCGTTTTCACCGCTATGGATACAGGCGGTGAGCTATCACAGCTGACCACCGATACTACGAAGTCGCCGGCGGCGGTAGCAGCGAACAAAAATTATGATCTCTTTGGATGGTTAGATGGATCGACTCCGAGAGTAACCCGTGGACCGGCTTGGTCGACGGATACGACTCGTGGAACTGGTGCTGGAACATCGGAGTTGGTCCCCGTTGCTGGGCTCAGTCTCAATGCGAACGCTATCACGAATGGGCCTGCGGCACAGCGTGGAACTTTCCTGGGGACCATTCGCTCGAATGGATCGTCACAGATCGATTACTTGATTGGAGGTAGCGCCGCCAACGGATCTCCGATCATTGTGGGAGTGTGGAATGCTTTCAATAGGAAGTTGATTCATTACACTAACAACGATAGTACGGCCAGTTGGACTTACGCTTCGGCTACGTGGCGAGCAGCCAATGGCTCGACGGGTAATCGTATCTCGTTTGTATGTGGCGCTGCTGAGGATATATGGACTGCGAAATATACTGGAGTTGGCACAAACGCAGCTAGTGGTTTTGTCTACAAAGGTGTTGGGTTCGATAGTACTACGACGCCGTTCGGATTTACTGGTACTAACCAGGTTACGAGTGCTACTACCTTTGCCAATGGCGAGTATTGGACAACGAGTTTAGGCTTCCACAATGTGTATGCACTCGAGCTAGTAAGTGCTGGAACTGGTACAATCTTTGGCAACACGAGTAATCTATTGTGGTCGTGGCTCTCGTTTGATTGGATGGCCTAAGGATGGCACTTGACTTCCCAGCGTCGCCGACGGTCGGCCAGACCTTCAGCAGTTCCAACGGGACTTTCCGTTGGGATGGAGTGAAGTGGGCGCCGATTAGTGCCGCTGGCGTTACTATGGCTAACATAGTGGTTTTCACTGCGAATGGGACGTATACTCCGCCGGCCGGATTTGTCTACGGTATCGTCGAGTGTATGGGAGCTGGAGGAGGTGGCGGAGGCGCGGCTGGAGCGACGAATTTTGCCCTCTACGGCAATGGCGGTGGCTCTGGTGGATACTCGCGGACGAGGGTTACCGCGGCGAGTGTTGGTGCCTCGCAGGCGGTGACGGTTGGGACCGGAGGCACTGGTGGTACTGCTGGTGCTAACAACGGGAATAATGGAGGGGATACAAGTTTCGGTAGTTTGTGCATTGGTAAGGGGGGTGGTGGAGGCGGCGGCGTAAGCTCGGCCTCAAGTGGTGCGGCTGGAACTGCTGGTGTGGTTGGCACTGGAGATTTCGCGGTAGCTGGAAATGTAGGGGGTAGAGCTTTGTACTTCAGCTCGGCAACGGTGCTCCTCACTCCGGCGGGTATCGGCTCGGCGAGTTACTTTGGTGGGCAGGTTAATTCGTTGGGTGCTAGTGGAGGCACCAACCCTGGAGTGAACGGCGGAGCGTATGGGGCTGGTGGAGCGGGCGCCTCTACCCATAACGTAGCCTCCAATGCTGCGGGCGGCAATGGCGCGAACGGAGTGTGTATCGTGACAGAGTTTGTGAGGAACTGATGATGAGGTGGAAAACCAATCTCTTCGGGCCTCCAGCGCCGCCAGGGCCTCCGCCTGCCGTGTTCGATGACTACGGGTTCATTCCGAAGGGGAGGGGTCGGTAAGTGCTCTACGCCACCGACATCAGAGCGAGGGTACTCGCGGCGTTTCCTGCACGCGTTATCGCGACGTCTGGCGTGGGCGTTACTAAAGCCAACGGTGTCTTTACGTTCAAGCAGGACATCGGAGGCCTCGTGGAGCAGGTGGATATTCCAGCCGCTGATCAGGATAACGTTTGGATGGCGCTATGGAACAGCGACACCAATGCTTTCGTGAAGGTCTCGGCGCATAACTTCTTCGCGTCGGTGACTGGCGGCAATCCGAGTGGAGTGTGGATCGCGTGGGCGCCGACACTGTCGACTGCTGGGGGATCGAGTACGTTTGTGACCAATACGGCTCGCTATTTCCAGCAGGGAAAGGTGGTGCGGGCCTTTATCGATGTGACAGTGAGTGCCGTGGGCACTGGTACTGGTGCAGTAGGTGTGACGCTGCCGGTCAACGCTTTCAATACTGGCATAGCGTTCGCACCAGCGGCCTTCCATGGACAGGAGACTCAGAACGGTTGGGCTCTTAGTGGGACGGTGGCCGGAGCTGGGACTCAAGGGTTAATCAAGAAGTACGATGGAACTACTCCGCTGGGTGCGAGCAATCGGCTGGTAGGGATGTTCCATTACGAGAGTGTTTAGCGCTTGCCGTTGAGCGAGATCAGCGGCCGCGAACGCCCAGCGTAATTGGCGGAATTCGTTACCTACACGAGACGTAGGGGAGAGACGAGATGGATGACCAAGGAGATCTCTTTCGCCAAGTAATGAGTGATCCGCCTCCGCCGCCACCTGCGGAAGCTCCGTCGGAGCCAGCACCGCCCGCTCCAGCCGGAACGGAGACTCAGCCTCCAGCGCCAGCAACGCCAGCGCCTCCGGCTGATGAAAACATTCCCTCGTGGCGACTCCGAGAGGAGTCGGAGGCTCGGCGTCAGGCTGAATCTCGTGCGCAGACGTTGGAGAATAGGCTCCGAGAAATCGAGGGTCATATCCAGCGAGCTGCGGGCGAGAGGAAGCCAACCAACTTCTTCGAAGACCCAGCGAGGGCCACTCAAGAGGCGGTCAACGCAGTGTTGGCTCCATTTATAGCGAACACTCAGCAGCAGTTCCACCAACTTGGTCGCATGGTCGCGGAGAGCGCTCATGGAGGGCAAGGCGTTGCTGATGCTGAGGAAGCGTTTTTGAAGGCAATGGAGGCCAGGACGCTAGACCCCGCCGATTACGAGCGTGTTGTACAGGCGCCCAATAGGTATGACGCGGTCGTGAAGTGGCACAAGCGGAGCCAAACGCTTAGTTTGGTCGGGAGCGACCCTATGGCGTGGTTCGAGAGTCAGTTAACGGAGAGGTTGAAAGACCCGACATTCACGGCGAAGATCTTCGAGGCTATGCAGAATCGTCCACCGACTGGAGGTGGGTCCGTACAGCTTCCTCCGTCCCTGTCCAGTATGCCTGGAGCCGGGGCGAGAGCGAAGCAGGACGGGCCCTTAAGTATGGCCGATCCAAGTCTGTTCGATTATGCGTTCAGACAGGGTCGATAAGGCTAATTACGATTGGTAATTAGCCGTACGGAGGCCTGTTGTGGCCGTAACTACGGTAGACCCGAACAACAAGTTGATTGTCTTCACAAGGGACATCAACCGAGAGTATGTTCGTGAAAATATGTTCTCGCCTTATATGGGCGAGGGCTTGGATGCTATCATTCGCATCCGGAACGAGTTGAAGAGCGGCGGCGAGGATATGAATATCCCGCTCGTTACTCGCTTGACAACTCCTGGCGTCGCCACGACCACACTGGTCGGAAACGAAGAGAAGATCGACAACTATGGCATGCGGCTCCGCATAGAATGGGCTCGCAATGCTGTGGTGACGAACAAAGCGGAGTCTCAAAAGGATTCCGCGGATATCTTCGGTGAGGCGAAGCCGCTTCTGTCGGACTGGGGTAAGGAGCTTCAGCGTGACGAGTTGATCGCCGCGATGATGGCTCTACCGACCGAGACCCTACCAACGTCTTCTGGTGGAGTGAGGGTCAACGGTATCCAGTACGACCTCGCAACGGCTGCCCAGAAGAACCAGTGGCAGACTGACAACAGTGATCGTGTCCTCTTTGGAGAGAAGATCTCCAATCAGGTAGCTGGCAACCATTCCAGCTCGCTGGCGAACGTTACTACCACAAACGGTACTATGAAGGCGGCCAATATCAGCTTGGGCAAACGTGTGGCCAAGCTGGCTAACCCACGTATTCGACCTTTCAAGACGAGGGACGGATACGAGTATTATGTGGCATTCGCAGGGACGAATCCATTCAGGGATCTGAAGATTGATCTGCAGACCGTGAACAAGGATGCTCGTGCCCGCGAGGGCACTGGCATGAATAATAACCCTATCTTCCAAGATGGGGATCAAATCTACGACGGCGTGATTGTGAGGGAGGTGCCGGAGATTTCGAGCTTCGTCACCAACGTTTGGACCACGCTGTTGACAGCAGGGGGAACAAGTGCTCGTGTGGAGCCGGTGTTCCTCTGTGGACAGCAGGCGGCCGTTTTCGGTTGGGGCCAAATGGCGAAGCCAACGTTTCGAAAAGAGGACGACTATGGTTTCGTGAGTGGTACCGGCATCGAGATGGCCTACGGTGTAGCCAAGATGTTCAAGAAGCATCCAATGACCTCCACTGCATTGAAGCAGTGGGGAATTGTTACGTGCTTCTTTGCATCCTCGGCTGACACGTAAGGAGGTGATGTCATGACACAGAACCTCTTTAGTGGAAAGCCGGCGCGAGATGTAGGTGAGCAACAGGTTACCTACATTGCGTTCCCGGTAGTGTTCTCGGATACGCAGTTGACGTCTGGGAACAAACAAGTGGGCACGATTCCAGCGGGCGCTGTCCTCATAGGGACGGATGTGGCCGTGCAGGAAGTGTTCAATGCTGTCACCACTAACGTTCTCACGGTAGGGACCAACAATCCTACCACTGATAACATTGTGGCGGCAGCGGATGTGACAGAGGGTTCGCTCGGTCTGGCCAAGGACATCAGTCCGACCGGCACAGCGCTGGCTCCGTTTACTGTCGATACTCCCGTTTACGCGAAGTATACGCAAACGGGAACCGCAGCTACCACCGGGAGAGCCGCCGTTATCATTAAGTATGTAGCGTCGGTTTCCTGATGGTAGAGTTGCCTTGCTCGAGATACTTGGGGGAGGAGTGAGGGCTCCCATATCGGTCCTCCCCCACTTTTTTCTGGAGGTCGTGATGCCGTCGATGACTGAGTTACGTCCGGGAGCGTACAGAGGCGAAGACACAGATGTGTACTTCGATCCGAGCATCACAGACTTACCTGATTGGTATGGAGTTCATCGACAAGCCGCGCTACTCAAACCGCTCTCAGATGTGAATGTAAAAGATGTCAAGCCATCATCAATCTTTTCAAGTGCTGCCGATGCACAGAAGTTTCATGGTTCTTCGACAGCTTCTATCCCATCGACCAGTCGGTTCAAGAAGACCAAACTGGGGGATGTGGAGTCGGAAGACGTTATCGGTCCATCGTCTATGCTCAAAGCGTCTGATTATTTCAAGCCTACGGATGAGTACGGAAAGATGAAGTATGGGCCGAGCCAGTATGTCCCTGATGCCATTCTTTCGGCCTTAGGTTCAATGGCTAAGCTCCCATTGTATGGGCTCGCCGCTCCGAGAGCCGCGGCGGATCTCATGATGAACACTGGAGATAAGGTCCCCACAGGACCATTGGCACATTTGCCGAGTGTGGAGGATATGCAGGCGTTCCTTAAGAGGAACCGACGATTTCTTCCGGTGTCGGATCAGTTGTTCGAGACAATCGCAGCTGGACCGAGGACACCGCAGGGTGAGATGGCTGCCGATTGGGCTCCATATCTCGCGATTAGTGGAATGAACCCAGCTGGAGCACTCGGCAGAGGCGCCGCCGGGCTGGTCCGCAATGCGTATTATCTGGCGCCCTAAGGAGAAGGCTATGCCATTCAAGGCTAAAGTTACTTGGCTTGGAGAGGATGACCTCCATCCAGAGGGTGCCCCAATCCCGCAGCAGACCAACTGGCGGGATAAGGTTATGAAGAAGGGCGAGGCTGTGGAGTTTGAGGGCCTCGATCAGTCGGATATCGATAAGTTGAAGGGAAATAAGTACTTCAAGGTCGAGAGCGTGACGGACACAGACACGGGCCCTACTACAGCCTCGCCGGTGGCTGGCGCCTCTACCTCCCCAACTCCGGCGGGGCCAAAGACCAAGGAGAAATAAGTGCAACTTACGAAGACGAGGATCGAACTCATAAACGAGGCGGCAAGAAAGCTGCGAATCCTAGCAGTCGGAAGCGACCTGGAGCCAGAGTACGAACTTCAGTTAAGTGAGAAGATCGATCCCTTAATTATGCAGATGGCCGTCGATGGTGTCTGCAATGTTGGGGATGATAATCTCATTCCGAGTGAGTGGTTCGACTCGATCGCCAGTCTGTTAGCAAACGTGGCTTCGCCCGACTTCGGAAATCAGTTCGATCCTAATGTAAAGCAGGTACACGAAGCGTATCTGAAGCGGTTGGTGTCCAATAAGGGTAATCGTGCAATCCTCGAATCGGACTATTTCTGATGCCCGATGATCCCACTCATGACGTTCCGTTTCCGACTTCCTCATCTCCGGGCCTGAAGCCCCAGGAGGGAGGTGGGCGCCTGATCAATGCTTTCGTTGAACACGCGCCGGCTGGGGCTCCTGGGGATATCTTGTATAAAAGGTCGCCCGGCTTGCGACAGGTGTATGAGCAGAGTGGAAATGTCCATACGAGGGGGTTCTTGGATTGTTCTACCTCGCTGCTGTGGATTGTCCAAGATGGAGTCTACAATGTTACCTTTGATGGGACAAACTTGGTGCCGACATTTGTTGGGACTTTGTCTGGAAATACTCCGGTTACCGTTGCTCGGAACAATGCCGGGACTCCACAGAATGTGGGAGTTACGCCCGACGGAGTATTCAATCTGTTCACAGGAGGCGCTCCGACTTCTTTCGCCGATCCCGACTTGCCTGTCAACCCAACGAGTGTCTGCGATCTCGATGGATACTTCGTGTGGGGATATCCAAATGGCTCAATTTATGCGTCGGATCTGAACTCGGTGAATGTGCAGGCACTGTCGTTCGATGTAGAGCAGGGCCTCTTTGTGAGACGGGTCGTGCGGTACACTCGTCGATTGTTTGTCTTTGGAGATAAGTGGACGGGAGTATGGAGAAATGTCGGCACAAGTCCATTTCCTTTCGGTAGAGAGGCAACGATTCCGAGGGGGATCGCTGGAACCTTCTCAGTCGCTGGTTGGGAAACAGGGTGGAGCAATGAGTTGCTCTGGGCTGGAGATGATGGTATTGTTTACAAGCTTAATGGTTATACTCCAGTTCCAATATCTAACGATGATGTCTCTCGAGACATCCAAACTGCAATACTCGCTGGTGATGGAGGCCTTTTGCAAGCAAGTGTCTATATGTATGGAAAGCATGCAATGTGGACCCTCACTTACCCGGACTTTTGGACTTGGGAATTCAACTTGACCACTGGAGAGTGGAACGAGCGACAGTCGTATGTGAGAGATGACTGGCGCGGACGGCAGAGCGTGAGAATGTTTAGTCAGTGGTTGATCGGGGACGATCTCACGGGCAAGCTGTTCAGGATAGATGGGGTTTGGAAGAAAGAGGCCGATGATCCGTTGATCTGGACTGTGATTAGTGGTAACCTTACTTCGTTCCCCTTTGGAGTAGTGATCTCGAAGGTGGTGTTCGCTATGACCACTGGCGTCGGCGAGGTCGAGAGTGTGCTTGAGCCGAAGGTTGTAGTGTCATGGTCTCTCGATGGAGGCTTCAGTTACAAGCATCCGGCGCAGCGAAATTTGCGTGGGCCTGGTGAAACACAACAGAGTATTGTCGTTCGCAATCTTGGCTTGAGCCGAGGGCAGGGTATACGGTTTAAACTTGAGGTTGCGGACGCTGTCCATGTGGGAATGTTCGGAGCTAAGGTTTCGGTGGAGCAAAGGAAGGTCGGGAATGCCACCTCTGCGGGCACCTAGCGATCGGCAGGCCGTTGTCGATCAGAATCAGTTATGCGATCGGGACTGGTATCGGTTTTTCCAGGATGTTGCCTCGCGAGTGCTATTCGTTGGGACTATATCCTTTGGAGCTGGTGCCGGTACCGCTACGGTAGCATTCGGGTCACCGCAGGCAGACACTGGGTACCTTGTGTTCTTCGGTGCGCCGGAGGACTCTCGTGTGTGGTCGACGAGTAAGACAGTCAATGGATTTATCGCTAATCGCAGTAACACTGTGGGAGCAGCGGTTTATTCCTACATTGTAGTGAGGCCGTAATGGGACTCTTTGATATTTTCACTGGCGGCGAACAGAAGCGGGCGGCCCAGGCCATTCAGGCTCACCTGAATATGACGCAGGGGAACATTGATAAGCTTTTTCAGGGTGCCCAAGCTCAGGGATTGGCCGCGCTTCAAAGCGGCCAAACTCAGGCACAGGACCAATTGTCCCAGTACTTGCCATCGATCCTTCAGGGCCGCACCGATATCACCGACGCCACTACGAAGGCAGCGAGTGCTCTCGGGACCTCGTATGATCAGGCGCGGGACCTTATCCTTAGTGGAGCCATTCCTCAAGCCTCAGGTGCGATCCGAGATGCCCTCAGCCAAGCCTCAGGTACATATGCCCCAGCCCTTAGTCGGGCCACGTCGGCAGCCAATCTCTACGCAGATGCACTTGGTGTCAATGGACCCGATGCCGCGTCAAGAGCTATGTCCTCTTTTACCGCATCACCAGCCTATCAATTTAACTTGGACCAAGGACTTGAGGCCATTAATAGATCACGTGCCGCGCAAGGGTATGGGCCAATAAGTGGAAATCAGATGCGGGAGTCTCAACAGTTCGGTAGTGGTCTTGCAAGTCAGGAGTATGGAGGTTGGCGCGCTGCCCTTGGTCAATTTGTGCCTCAGGAAGCGAGCCTTGCTCAAGGACTTGCTGGGCTTCAATCGAATGCTGGTACCGCGATCGCTAATCTTATTAATCAGGGATATACTAACCTTGCGAATGCGTCGGGAACGCAAGGGGCAAATCTTGCCAATCTATATTCTAGGGAGGGCGGTTCGCTGTCCGATCTCCTCACGAAGTACGGCACCACTGGCGCTCAGTTGGGTAGCTCCATTCCGCAGGATACCGCGGCAAGAATTGCCTCGTTGCTGTCGAGTACGGCCTCTGGTCAGGCGGGGCAGGATGTGGCGATCGCTAAGCAGTTCACGGATTCGATGGCAGGGGCTGCAGCGGCTGGTGCGCAGGGTACCGCGAATCTTTGGAACCTTGTCGGTAACGCCGCTAAACTTGGTCTTGGCTTACCACCTGTAGGTGGCCTCGGTTTGTCGGCTGGTTCGGCCCCCAGCAGTGGCGGCTTTGCTGGGGGCTTCAACTTTGCCGCCTCGCCAATTGGTCAGTTGACTTCTGGAATTGGTAACCTGTTCAGTCAACAGCAACCTCAACCTATTTACGGGCCTGGATATTGAGGGACTGGTTATGGGCGTCGGTGAGATTCTTGGGCAACAAATTAGGCCAGGTGTAGATTTCAGCTGGCTCGGAGACTTGCCTGCGACCTGGGATGAGGCTCAGTCGAAGGCAGAGATCTCGCGTGCGCTCCAAGGCGTAGACTTGAATGATCCCGATGCTATGTCCCGCGTTGCGCAGGCCCTTTTGGGCAGCGGTCGAGACAAGACTATGAAGGTCGGACTCGATTTGCTACAGACAGCACAGAAGCAACGGGACTTGCTACTTGGCCAGCAACAGACTCAAGCCATCGGCAATTTTCTTCAGGGTGGCGGTCAGTTGCCGGTTGGTTCGACGGAGAGTCCTCGATCGTTCGATCCGAGGGGTAAAATCCCACTCATTAGGCAGAAGGCGGCGGAGTATGGAATTGACCCAGATGTTGCGGTTAAGGTGGCTATGTCCGAAGGGCTCGGTGACTTCTACGGAGACAATGGAAAGTCTGGTGGCGCCTTCCAATTGTACACCGGTGGAGGTCTCGGCAACGAGTTCCAGCGAGATACCGGTCTTAGTCCACTTGACCCAAAGAACGAGGATGCGACCATTGATTATGCCCTCAAGCGCGCAGCTCAAGGGGGTTGGGGTCCTTGGTACGGAGCCAGACACGTAGGGATTGGGCAGTTCGAAGGAATCGGCAAGCCTGCCGGTGGAACGCAGCCTGCAGTGATGACAGACGTCGGGCCCTCCAAAGGCGTCCAATTCGCGCAGGCTGCGACTCCAGAGAGTCCTTCTCAGGCTCGGGCTAGGACTGAGGCCAATCAAATACTTGGCGTTATCATGAGCACTACGAGGGCCGATCCGGCAGCTCGGCAGGCGCTGATGGAATCCTACAAGAACAAGTTGGCCGAAACTAATTTGACTGAGGAGGAGAAGAATCGGCAGGCCTTCAATGCAGATCGGGCACTTAGGGGCCAATCAGCACTCGGTGCCGAGGATTATCTCAAGGTTAGATCTGGCGCAACGGCGCAGGGGAAGGAGGAGGCGGAGGCCTTCGCAAAGCAGTACTCGGATATCGCGGCGAGTGGTAAGGCTGGTGTGGCTGCAATGAACACGCTCGATAATATGGAGAGGGTACTCCAGAACCCCAAACTTGTTACAGGCTTTGGCGCGAAGGTTGGTATTCCAGTTGGGCAGGCTGCCCAAACTGTTGGAGATCTCGCTAGTGAATTCGGGGTACTTCCAAAGAGTTTTGAGCCGGGGATTGCGGACATTGCAGAACGGACAGGTTTGGCGGAGCAATTTCAATCCTCGCATAATCAGCTCGTTTTCGATATGGCCCACGGGAAACTCAGCCAGGGCTTCACGGACAAGGACAGGGATTTCGTGAGTGAAATCCTTCCTGGGCTTCAACAGAGCAAGCCCGGCAATCGCGCTATTCTCGAGACTCAGCGATTGATCAAGCAGCGTGACATCGACAATGCCGCTCTTGCCAATGCATACTATCGGGAAAGGCAGCGGACTGGGCAGGCGCCGAAGACTCAAGAGTTAGATGCTATCCTTAACAACTATGCTAAGGAGCACCCACTTTTCAAGAATGCCGACGGGACCCTAACTGAGAGTGGGAAGAAGATTCAAGGGCAGCTGCCTTCGCCGGAGTCGAAGGAGGCACCGAAGGCTCCAATGGAGGGACGGCCGAAGGCTCCAATGGAGGGACGGCCGCCTCCACCTGAAGCTATCAAACAATTGAGGGAGAGTCCGGCCACAATTAGAGAGTTCAACAAGATCTTTGGTGAGGGTGCTGCCGAAGCTATCCTTGGTGGGAGTATGTGATGGCTGAAGAAGAAAACCCTTACGCCAAATACGTCACGGCTCCGGTGGCGGAGGAGAATCCCTACGCGAAGTATGTAGTCGGTGGAGCGCCTCCAGCATCAACGGACGGGCTTTCGGAGGGCTTTCGAAGATTGGGCGAGTCCATTACGGCGGATCGTCCAGAGGTGACGCCTAACCCAGCGAGTTTGATAGGTCTCCTTAGGGCTGGCATTAGGGGGCAGGCCGATCTGCGGGCTGCTGTGGAACGTGGAGCGTCGCCTACGGAGATGGCTCCGTCTGCATTTGAGGCCGCGCAGTTCTTCTCGCCCTATCCGGTAGCCAGTCAGTTGGCGAAGAGCGCTGGCGGTCGTATGGCTGGGATAATCGAACGGTCTGCGGGGGAGTATGCAAAGGCGGTCTCGGAGAGGGTAGTTGCACCGGAGGAAGCTGGGGCGATCATTCGAAGGGTGATGGATTTCGCGCCTGATAATATCCGTGGACTCTCTGGAGCCAAGGACGATACCGCGTTGCTCGATAGATTTGTGAATATGGCCACTTCTAAGAATGAGGATGACATTCGGGTTCTGAATAGGATTAGGGGAAGTGTTCCAAGAGAGCAATGGCAACTCATTCAGAGTGGTGCCCTGCAGCGGATCGCTGATGAAGGAGTCGGTGGCGCCGGCTATGCCGATCTGACCAAAGCAGGAAAGAATGCGTTATTTCCGCAGGAGATTATTCCGCACCTCGATGCTATGGCTGCCTCGGCCAAGAGGGGAGCGGAGGCAGCAGCGACTGCTGAGAAAGAGGGTTTCGTCAAGGGTTGGATGAAAGATCCAAGATTAGCGGCTGTCGTAGGTGGTATGGCGGCAATGGAGCCAGTGACGGTCATCTCGGCTCTGGTCGGTGTGCCGATAGCTGCCAAAATCCTTCAGACTGGTGGCAAGGCCGCAGCGGCAGCCTCATTTGTGGCTGCAAGGGAGACGTACTTGCGACGGCCGACCTCCGCAACTCTCGGCTCACTCAATATGGCGATCAATAACTTCAATAGGAACGCAGATACCAATGTGTCCCTTCAAGATATGATTGATAAGGGACTCGTACCATCTCCGGATAAGATGGAGTCGATGGCACCTTCTATCGCCGATCGAGTTAGGGATTTCGTCAGGATTCCTGGCTTCATAGAGGCTCAATTTAATCCGATGGCTGCGCCGCAGGCACCTCCCTCGTTTGTCGGCCCGCGGCAGCCAGGAACGCTTAGTGATGAGGATATTGCTCGTATTCGAGGTAGGACGTTAGGAGCGGGGATGCTGTAATGGGAACGCTTTGGAGCAAGTCCGGTTTCATTGAGCGAGACCTCAACGACGAGAAGGCCGACGGAGCCAGGGCCTACTTTTATGTTGGCGGCACTACCACCCCCATGACTGTTTTTCAAGATTCGAGTGAGGCCACTCCGCACACTATTCCAGTAATGGCAGACGGGAGTGGTCGTTGGCCTGCAGTATTTATCCCGTTCACCGTTGCTTACGATGTAAAGGTGACGGATGGGCAGGGATCTCAACTTTATTACCATAGGAATATTGCCAATCCCAATCCTGTCGACGTCACTACAGTGACACCAGCTGAGGAACGAATTCAGACTGGTATGATGATCTTTGAGTTTACCTCGAATACCAAGTCTGGTTATGTCCGGGCGAATGGTAGGTCGATCGGTAATGTGGCTTCCAATGCGACAGAGCGAGCAAACGCAGACACTTCGAACCTTTTCACGTATGTCTGGAACAATATTGCTGCTGGGGTAGCGCCGGTCTTCGATTCCACTGGTGCCACCGTAACCAGGGGTCCATCGGCTGCTTCCGACTTCAGTGCCAACCGTGCCATCAAGTTGCCAGATATGCGTGGCGCTATCGCTATGGGCATGGATGGTATGGGTAACACTAATGCCAATGCCTTTACTAATGTGCCGGTGACCGAGGGAAGTGTAACGACGCCCGGTAGCTTGGTCGGCGTTAATTCGTACTCGTTAACGGTGGCTCAGCTGCCGATCCACACACCAACTGGTACCGTTACTGGGACCTGTCCGCATACGCCGAGTGGTACAGTGGCGGGTACAGTCACTCATACCAACACCACTTTCAACGTTCCAATTAATGATCCCACTCATAATCACGTAGTCAACGATCCAACGCATACTCACACTCCGTCTTACACCAACATTCAGGGTGCGATCGGTCCTGGCGGTAGCTTTGCCGGCGGCGGTGGCTCCGGTGTGTCCCAGCTTAATCTCACGATTGGGGCCTCAGGTACTGGTATATCCCTTAATGGAGCAGCAACTGGTATTACGGCGAGTTTCAATCCGGCCAGTCTCAATGCATTGACTGCATGGAGTGGCTCGTTTACTGGTACTGCCATCAGCCCAGCGATTTCAGCTACGTTCGCTGGTGCCTCTATCGGCAGTGGTTCTGCGCATTCCGTGACGAGCTTGGCTAGATTGGGCACTTGGTTTATGAAATTGTGAGGGTAGGAGGGCGAGATGTATACTGGTATCCTTGCAGAGGTCTCTAATCAAGAGACGTGGTCGCAGGCGATCGAGATTCTCGAGGCCGAGACCGATGATCCCTACGATTTCTCGGATGCCACTGAGATAACCATAAATCTTAGGGAGGGACCGAATCAGTTTACCGCGTTGTCGCTTACTATGGGCAACGGCGATATAACTGTACCTGAGACGGGAGTGATCGAGTGGAAAGCGGATTTCAGTCGAATGGGTGCGCTCTTCAAGCGCCAGTATGAGGCTGGAATTATCTTCGTGTTCCCTGACGGAAAAGTGCAGTTTTTCCTTGGCCACGTCAACATTCTGGAGGGGTTATGACTGAAGTATTCCCAATGGTGGTGGATCTGTCTCACTGGGACCCGGCCTACGATTACGGAAAGGTGCTTGACTCTGGCATCTTCGGCTGCATTTATAAGGCGACCGAGGGTGATGGCTACACCGATCCGACCTACGTTGATCAGCAGCGAATGGCCAAATCGGCTGGGCTCTTATGGGGAGCCTACCACTTCGCCAATGCTGAGCCGATCTCGAAGCAAATAGATAATTTTTTGCGGTTCGCTTGTCCGGACCCGGATGAGTTGTTCTGCTTGGATTGGGAGGACTACGGTTCCAATACTATGTCCTTGAGTAACGTGAAAACTTGGATGAAAGAGGTTGAAGATGCGCTCGGGCGTGAGGGGCAATGCGTTTTGTACTCAGGCAACACGGCGAAAGAGGCTCTTGGTGATTCGGTCGACGACTTCCTTGGAGAGCGGAGGCTGTGGCTCTGTCAGTATGGTGACACTCCCGTCTGGCAAAAGAGTTGGGACCGGTACTGGCTCTGGCAGTACACGGATGGAGTTTACGGTCCGGCGCCACACTCAATCAATGGGATAGGACCGTGCGATATTAACTCGTTCGAAAGAAGTTCGGACGATCTGATGGCGGAGTGGGCTACTGGTACGATAGGACCAGAGCCGACGCCGACTCCAACTTTCGACACGGTCAATGTGTTGATCACGGCGCCTCCTGGGGTAACGGTGAAAGTGAGGCAGCTTAGTCGGACTCAGGATGTGAAGCCGCTTCGGGAGAAAGAGGGCGGACATTATAGGCACCGAAAATGAGCGACAACATGAGCATCTTGCTGTTACAAGGACTGAATGCTGCATTGACCAATCACGTTGGCTCGCTCTTTGAGGTGTTGAATAAGGGCGACAGTGATGGCCTCAAGCGATTTGAGGCTGGCATCCGCAAATCTCTTAAGAGTTATGGGGATGCTGTTGATGTGATCGAGAGGGTTTGCAATGAACCCAGGACCGATTGAGGAGACTGGCAAAGTCGCTATCGGAGTGGTCGACGCACTGAAATCGCAGCCGATCACGCTTGCAATGGTACTGTTCAACATGGTCCTGCTGGTCGTGGTGTATTTCGGCATCAAGAACATGCGGGACCATCAGAGCAAGGTGCTCGAAGCAATCTTCGAGCACACCGATCGACTCTACAACTGCGGCAAGACTCAGGGATACAAGCTGCAGAGTGAAGAGAGCAAGCCAGCGGATTAGCGAAGCTTTGGCCAGACTAGAGGATCAGATTCGGGCTTTGGTCGAGAGGGCCAATGGAGGTCTGTTTTGCTAATAACTCTATGTCCTCTATACCAACATTTCCGGTTCTCGACGAGTCGGTAGCTCCAATAAGAGCCATCCTTTGGATGTGATGCACACTCAAGTGCTGAGGCCGGTACCGAGAGACTAACTAAGAATGTTAGACTCCATACGTTGGCCGCGCGACGAAGGTTTGTAACCTGCCATACCTTTTTCACTGAGTACCACCTCGAACATTTTGGATCTGACCATCACCTCCAGCACACGCATTACCGAGTGTGCTGGGATGCGCTCCCTTAGAAAGTTGATGATTCGATGTTCTGACACCGGACCCTTCTCTTTTGCGTAGGCAGCCCAAACGAACTGCCAAGTGTCTTCCATTGCAGTGGAGTCGCCACCGGCAACCATTGACTTGAAAATGTCAGGCATGTAAACCTCGGCCTCGATAAGCCAGTTGAGGGCCTCGGAATAGACGTCGACATTGATTACTTTGTTGTTTGAACGAGACATGCTCGAAATCATGCACAGCTTGAGGAGGTGGGCGAATCTCCGCGAATTGTAGTGTTGGAGTCGTGCGCTCTGTGGCTCTGGTTGGCATCCTCCCTGTATCCATGCTTTGATGGCTTCGGCTGCGTCGAGTGTGAAACTCATGCGGCCAAATTGAGTGGAAATGTTTTTGATGTCGCTGAGGAGATCGGAGTAGAGTGCTCCAAGGTTGAGTACTCGCTGCTCCTCGAAGGGGTCACGCATTATGCGTTCGCCTGAGTAAATGAGGAGTGTTCGTGAGATGAAGCCCTGATCCCATGCTCCCGGCGGCATTACTTGATTGAGGTATGAGGGCGTTGTGGCAGCGAGGATGTTGATCTGGGGACTGAGGATTTTGATTCTGAGGTCGCGCCCGCGCCGCTTGTGATCGATTACTTGTCCATCATAGATGTCGGTGAGGGAGTTGAGGATGATTGGGTCCCAGGCCGGAAGGAGGACTCCGAGTTCGCGGGAGATGATGGTAAGGGAGTTGAATTCCATGTAGGGTGGATCGCCCATTATGACTATCCGGCGAACCGCCTCATTGAGATTATCGATGAGGGAGGCCCCGGTAAGATCTGAGGCTCCAATATGGATATCTGGTACGGAGCGGATAAGAGTACTGCCGGATTTCATAGCCTCACCCTTGCCAATGCCTGGAGGTCCGACTAGCACTGTATAAAGTCCCGGATACAGGTCAGAACCCATGGTCCTCACCCAGATTTTGCGTTCCATCGCAGCGGCTACAAGAGCTATTGCCGCCCACTTTCGTAGGAGTCGTGGGCTCGGGACTATCTCAGTGTAGTCGATGTATGAATTAATCCAACTTTCGCATCTGCGTTCGCCGGTCATCGGGCCACTTACTTAGTCCAAGTGGGTTTCCGTCCTCGAAAGTTTCTTTTTTCGGATCAATCTTGGCCCAATTCCAACCAACTTTTACGTCCAGTGGCACGATGAATTTGCGACCTCCTCGCAGAGTAAGTGATACACGCATGGCCTCAAGAAGTTTTGGTATGATTTCATCTTCTTTCTCCCATGGATACTGTATTAGGATTGAGTCGTGCACTTGTAATAATATTTGGCAGATGTTAAGTCGCCATGCCTGTAGAAGGCCGTTGTTCATCTCATCTGCTGTCATAGATTGGCCCAGGTGGGCCACTGCCTGTTTTAGAGTGTCTCTGTCGTCCCGCCGACCAAAGAACCATCGCTTGCGGCCAAAGAGAGTCACGAGGTGGCCTCGCTCGATAAGCTCGTTTGCGACCCAGTCATGGAGTCCTTGTATGGCTGGGAAGGCTTTAAAGTAGACGGATTGAAATTCTTTTATTTTGTCAGGTGATATCTTAGTATGTCGACTCATCTCGTAAGGCGTGCCGAGATAGTTAGTTCCGTGTCCGAGAACTTTACACATATGTCGTAAGCTGTGGTGCCGATAGTAGATCCGTTCGGCAAGGACACGGTCCAATTTAATGTCTCCGGTCCAGGGCCACTCTCGGATCGCGAGGCGAGAAACTGAAGTGTGGAGATCACCTGACTCGCAAGCCTCAAGGTATCGCGAGTCTCCGAGGTATTCATGGCATAGGGCTCCTATATTTCGTGAATCGGCTTGTTCAAGGTCGATGTTTGCGAGCTTCATTCCTTCGTCTGGAATGTATACACGTCTAAGGCGCTCCTCAATATTTTGCTGATTTCCTCCAGTTCCGAAGTCGCTGTACGCACTAGAGAAACGGCCCGTAGTTGTTCCTGCGATGTTGTAACTGGTTCTAATTCGTCCATCTGGATCAATTTCAGTTTCAAGGACTGAAATCTTCTTTCCAAGATCTCTAAGAGAGAGTATATGTGAAATGATGGGCTGAGCAATGAAGTAAAGCTGTAGCTTTTCGAGAGCGTCTCTGTTGACAGTCCGGACCATATCACCTTTTTCGTTTCGCTTACGGACTTCAGGTAGTCGGAGTACATCATATAGGAGAGCAGCCACTTGGTCTCGACTGCGCCAGGCACGAGACTTTCCAATAGTTCTGAATTCGCCGTATCCAACTCCGTCGTTGACAATACTGTACAATTGCCTTTCAAGTCTGTCCACGTCGTTGTTATAATCTCTGATCGCTCGTTTTCGCTCCTCTTCATCGATGCGAACTCCTCTCATGTTCATCTCCAGAACCGGCCCCTGGAGGTTTCGTGATAGGGTATAGGTTGAGGAAGTCATATTGTCGAGCTGTGGCAGCAACACATCAAGGATCTCTCGGGTGACGCAGCAATCGAGGCCATTGTAGATCCAGAGTTCCTCGTCACTCGACATTTTGGTGCCGAGTTTGAGGACATCGGTGTGAATGACTTTCATCGGAGTTGCGCCAACCAGAAGCCGAAAAGGACCGAGAGTGCCCCAAAGATTTGGCCGAGGACGAACACGAGCCAGATTAGATCGGGTTTCATTTATTCCTCTCTCTTGATTGTGCTCTTGTTTTTGGAGCGCATGACAAGTTTCCATGCGGCCTCGTCCGTGTAAACGGAGCCGAGGAAATCAAGACTCTTTTGCGATTCCGGTTGGAGCGCATGGTGGAGAAGCATGGTGTCGTGCTCGACGGCTCGCGGTCGGATACCGTAGATCTTCCAAAGGAAATGCATGTCGTAGAGGCCGTTTTGGAAGACCTTTGGAATGGGGAGGTCGAGGATCTTTCGGACAAGTGCCCACGCCTTGACCTCAGCATCGAGCGAACCCCAGTATGTCTTTGATGGCTTGCGGAGATCCCTGAACGGGATCACCATAGCTATTTCTTTCGAGGGCGAAAATCCGATGCAGGTGATGATGCGTTCTACAGTCTCGATATCGACTGAAATACACTTCGATGGCATGATGAAAGTATTGATGAACCATTCGATCTCAGAGAGAAGGGGTTCGATGTAGATTGTGCGGTGCGGTCGCCGAACCTCCGGGAACTCGGCCTCGCGCTTGGCCTTAAGGAGATCGAGGACCACAACCGGCCTCTGGTCGTAACTACCTTGGAGAATGTAGCTGGGATGGAAGGTTGGAAGGACCTTCTGTCCTGGAAGGACAGTGGAAGTGGCGACCGCTCCGCGTAGCTTCGTGATTCGCGAGTCATGAAGGAGTGCCCAGGACGCTGTGCCACCGAGAGCTACGACGAGGTTTGGACGGAGTGCTCCAATTTCGCGGTAGAGTCGATCGAGTTCTGGAAGGAACTCGTCCCGGATGTAGTGTCCAGGACGAAGTGCAGGAAGGTTGTGCCTGACGTCCGCCTTTTTGGCACAGAGGTTATCGATTTTGTTGGTCGGCTTCGGCCGCAGATTGAAGACGTTTGTGAGAAAGCATTCGTAGCGTGGAATGCCCGCGTCCTTAAGAAGGGAGTTAAGTTGATAGCCGGCAGCGCCAACGAATGGAGCGCGTTCACGCTCCTCCGCTTCTCCCCATGCTTCTCCGACTAATGCTATCTTGGTCATCTGTCGGATGATACTCCCAGAACTGAAGGTTGTGATGGTAGGTGAAGCAACTCCTGAAGTGATCGACGAATTCAAGGAGCCAGGGTTGCTCCACTACTTGCTTCCGTGTGATTATTAGGCGGCTCCCGAACATCCGGAACGGGACCTCCTGATTTATGTATCTCATGATCGGCTCTCCGTAAGGCTCGTGCGGTTTTCAATACTTCGCGGGCCTGTTCCGCAAACTCTGGGTTTATCTCGAGGCCAAGTACAAACTTTGCATGGAGGCTATCAGCCGCTCGCAGCGCACTTCCAGAACCGCAGGTGGGATCAAGCATAACTGTATTCTCGTCAACGAACATCCTGAAGAAGTGGCGCAGAACTGGTTCGGGTTTCGTAGACATATGAAACCTGTGGTCAATGGGTGCTGAGTACGCATTATTAACTGCGCTAACGATTTTACGGTCCCCTTTAGATCCAAAGAGACATGTCTCGTAGATTTGTCTTGGTCCCCGTTCGGGGTCTGGGATGATTCCTGATCCATCACTTTTCACCCAAATTAGTGGTAGTGGATTGATGTCCCAACCCATAGCTTCGAGACGGATTGCTGTGGCCTCATAGAGGCGTTTGTCGCCTTTCCGCATAGCGAACCAAAACATGAGGTGAGCTTGCGGAGTAGTGAGGTTGATGGTCGTGTGTTTGAGGGAGTCCATGAGAATCTTCCACGTCTCAGGAGAGTCCGTGTAGCTCCCAAAGGAGGGCGCCGCGCCTTGGTTGAAGTCGTTTACGTCAATGCCATAGGGGAAATCACAGTGAATGAAGTTGAATCGCGGCGAGACATGCTTGGTGGACCAAACGTTGAAGTCCTCGATGAGGATTGTTTCCGCTGGAGCCTCGCCGAGGCGAGGACCGATGATCGATTCCTTAAGCTTTGTGAGGGTCTGTGCATCCTGCCTCTCGAGTTTTCGTTTGACTATGCCATGGGCTGTGGACAGCTTTGGAGCGTCGGCCACGCGAGTATTGCCAAGGGCAAGTTCGTCGGCTACTTGCAACATACGAGTGACGTGGGCATTGCTGAGTCCTATTGCCTCAGCGGTTTTCTCTTGGGACCACACCTCCTCTTTAGAAGCCCGGAGATTATGGTAGGCCCGAAGTGCGTTGACTTGGTCCTGCCACGTTATGTCTCTACGTTTTATGTTTTCCTCAAGTTCGATAGCTTTGAGATGGTCCGGCTCAACCTCATCCACGTATTGACAGTTAACGAAAGGATCGCGAAGGTGGCGGATCGCAGCCAGCCTACGCTCACCTGCCACCAAGACATTGTCTCGTGTGATAACGATTGGATGGATGAGGCCCAACCTGCGGATGGAGTCCGCGAGTTCATCGATGTTTGTGAGGTCTTTTCGTTGGCGTTCATTTCGGTTCACCTGGATAGAGTCAGTGGGGAGTCGGTGGAAGTGGCCCGATGTCATTTTCAATCTCCTTTTTTGTCACGACGAAGGCAGACAAATTTGCCTCCTTAGCTATGTAGGAAATATATTTGGCATATTCTGCTTCTCGCTCGGTCATTTCCGAGTAATATCTTTCGAGGATGCATGCTGACAGCTTTCCCAAAACTAGGAGAGTGTCGTCTATGGTCACTCCGTTGAAGGTCCTTCCAACTTTGAGGAGGAGTTTGCTCATTTGTTCTGGATAGTCTGGGTCCTCAGGTGTGAATTTGCAGGTCTTACGCATGGCGAACTCCATATGGCTTGTTACATTTCGTAACGATGCGTATTGAGCCTCCGACAGGAGTCGAACCTGTATCTACCAAGAGTAACCAAGATCGCTCTACCAGTTGAGCTACGGAGGCAAGGGTCGGCGACGGACCAAGTGGGGCTCCGCCCGCCGCCGCCCTACGCGACGCCTGGGAGTCGAAGCTCAGGCGCGCGCAGTCGATTCCACACGGTGGAAGACTCGTTTCCCGTCATCAGAAATCTGGTGTTTCAGTTTGACAAGGACGCTCTTGCCGGGTGCCTCCATTAACTGTTGTTTCATGGTGAGGTTCTCTGAGATGCCGAGGTTCTCCACGAGGAGGTCCTTTAGGCGCCATGCCGAACCATCTGTGACCCAAACATCGTCCTGAATAGTTTTGCCGGCTACTTGACCCTCCATGTAGGCGGCCTGATCGACGTCCTCTAGCGGAGACATGATCCGATACCTGAACCGAACTCCGTCCGTCCCTTTTTGGGAGGACTTGACGAATTCGGGAGGTCCATCGATTATGCAGTGGTATGTACCGACAGGAAAAGCGGGAGGTGGTTGTATTTCAGATGCGGGTTTGTTCATGATTTCTTCGAAGGAGGCCATGGTGTTACTCCGGTTTGATAGAGGGCAAGCCCGTAGTGCTGATGATATCGATAGTTACGTCCATTTCCGCGTTGATCTCTTCACCATCAGTGAAGGTATCGAAGTCTTCGCTGGCGAGCGACTGAAGTACGAGGAGCATATCCTCTTTGGAGGGTTTTCCCTCCACTCCGTTATCTTTGAGGGTATCGACAACGTACTCGTATATTGATGAGTCTTTTTCGACGTTGACCGTTATCTCCTTATGAATAGTTATCTTGTATTCCATCTTCGACTCCTTATGACCGGATAGAGACTACGTTACGCGGCCCGGTCCTACCGCGTAGGGTTGCAAAGTATGTGGCGAGCCCCGACTCAATCGGCAGTGTTGGGAGCATCTTGAAGGTCGCAGGATTGGCCAAGTCGATCATTGCAGTTGCTACCGTTTGGATAGTGCGTCGACCGGCTTGGGTTTGGCAGAGTGCCACCGAATTGAAGTAACGAGGAATTTGCGGCGAAAGTGCTGAGCCGATAGCGGTAGGATATCCTTTTTTGGTGCCATCTGGATTGTCAACGTAGCGGACGTGGGAGATGACTATGACATTCGTGCGAAAAGTCTCACCAGTAAGTAGAGCCAGTACGTCTTCAATCCCATCTTGTGCATCTTTATAGACGGCTCGGACGTCATACTTTCCGTCTTTTGATTTGGGTACCAAAGGCTCCCGGAATCTGAATGCCGCGTCCGACATGAACGTAAGAGAGTCCAAGACAAGGATGCAATCCTCTCCCCATTCCGCTGGTTTACCCAAGTCAGTTCCATCGTACTTCCAGTTGTCGAGAAGACGCAGGCCTTCGATGAAGGCAGTAGGTGTGCCATCAACTACGCTCCCTGTTGGCGTTGCACGAAGTTTGTCCCGGAGTGTCCTGAAGTCCACGTTTTTAAGGAGTTCAGGTTTATCTCGGGCTATGATCTGGGCGAGAATGTCCAGACCGTTATCGTAATCGAGGATACGAAGTTTGTAGCCTGCAAGGACAAGGCTGGCGAGCGCCCCGGTTTTGCCGGACTTAGAGTCACCAATGAAGAGAAGTTTGGTGAAGTCGCCCGATTGATGAGTGTCAAGAGTGCCCATGTGGTAACTCTCCCTTGAGTTCCTCGATAATCTGTTCGAGTGTAGAGATGACTTCATTGCGTTCGAGGGTAGCCGTGAAATTTATGTTGCCTTCGTCCGTGAGGATTATGATGAGTCCACCCTCGGCCTTGATAGCTACGTCTACTAATCGAGAGAGGGCTTTCAAGACTTTGCGATACTTCGGGTCGACGTAGGGTTCGTAATCCATTAGCGTAACTCCAATGGGTTCCAAGGGCGGTGCTCGTAGTCGGACTCGAGGAATTTGCGTCGGACAGAGGGTGATTTGCGGCATATCTTATTAAAAGAGCAGAGGAAACATGACTTGTCGTTCCGCGGCCAATATTTATGGTGGGCGTAGTATCGAGCGAGGGCGAGCCAATAATCGAGGTCGGTCATCCACTCCTCGAGTTGTTCGCTGGTTTTTTGGACTATGCTGCGGCCGAAGCGAGAGAACCCAACTGCTACTTGACAGGCATCGACAATAACGCCCTGAATAGGCTCCTTGCGGATTATCCGAGCTACGACGGTGTATAAAGACATCTGATTATCAGGATCAAAGCGGCCATAATAATTATCACCAAGAGTTGTTGCGGTAGTTTTTCTATCCATTGTGAAAGCAATACCACCAAAAGTAACACCCTTGTCAAGATATCCGCATAGGGCATAGGGAATTCCATCTCGCTCTCCGATGTCCACGAGGAAGTGTTGTTCGAGGGCCGGCATACCGTTCTTGATTATGAGTTCAGCGGTGTCGTGTTGGAACTTTTCGAGGTACCAAACGACTGAGCGGATGAGGTTTTCGCGGCATTTAACTGAGTTTCGGTCGGAGAGGTCGAGGGTCTTTGAGAGGCGCCACGGTTTACCGTCTATCCACGTTGCCTCCATAGCTATCCGAACCGCGATATGAAGGCATTGCTCGTGAGGGAGGCCTTTGGCTTTGGCTCGGTCGTAAGCCTCAAGAGATTGGTGGTAGAAGATGCCAAAGTCTAGGTGAACGCTTTCGCCGCGGTAACGCCAGCCCTCAATCATGTGGAGGTAATATTTGTAGGGGCACTCCTTGAACCAACCCAACGAAGTGGAATCCCAAGCCCATTGAACATCAGTTCCTTCGACAAACGGAGACTGCGCCATCACTTGCTCCTATAGAAGAGGAGGAGGCAGAGGCCGGCAAAACCAAACACTATGCCCAGCCAGAAGGCCGATTCCCACTGAGACATTGCGGCGATCATGACTTGTCGAGCCCCAACTCCTTAAGAAGATCGGTGGCTTTCGAGGTGCGTTTACGCTCAGCGACCGGCTTCTTGATACCCAACTCGAATTGGGCGAGGTGTTGACGCATAACTGCAATGATCGAGGCGATATCGTCGTTAGTGAGTTGGAGTGGATCGCGCTCGAACAACTCGGACAGGTCGGTTGCTTCTGTCAAGTTATCCTCCCATTGGCACGGATGGCCTTAATGAAGAGGGCCATCGCGTCCTCGTAGCGTTTCCTGAATGTTGGATAGTCATCATCAACTACAGCAACACTCATGAGGATGTTGTACGTCTTTGCAAGGAGAGCGATGGCATCGAACTCCTCATTCTGTAGCCCGATTTTGTCTTTCATGACGCTGCTCAGCCTCTCCTCGAACTTTCATGATGTGGGCGCGGACGAGGTCACGGACTATCTTCGCCGCGCCAATACGTCTGCCGTACCATTCCTGAAGTGTCTCGTAATCTCCCTGATAGAGATTGAGGGTGTGTTTCACTATGGGGTGATCTTCAGGTTTTCTCGCCATTGGCGGGTTTCCTCTTCACAAGCCATAGCCGTTCAGGATCGAAGGGCGAACGGCATATAGAGATGCCATCGAGGTCCGAGTCCTGGACCTTTCTGCGCTCGGCGTAAAGTTTGAGCCGGGCGTCCTCCGGGTTCGAGGCCTGAATTTCGATCCCGAACTCAGAGTGAAGGGCCTGGTACCAAAGTTCTAACGTAGACATCAGTGTTCTCGTTGTCTGTGGCGGACCTCGTACCAATCGATCACGCCAGTGAGTAAGAAGTTGAGGACGACTGCAGCAGCCTCTTTCGGAGAAACGGTATCGAAGACTACATCAGGTGGATAATATAGGTTGTGAAGTCTCTTGTATTGATTAGTGGTGACGTAGTTGTAGGCCTCGACGACACTCATTCCATTGTAAAGGGCTACGTGACCGCCGATGCAGGCGGCGGTGCAACAGGAGAAGACGGCTCCGTGGTCGATCTTGAACTTTCTGGCCATAGTTCCGAGGTTGAAGAACAGCCCCTCCTCAGGGTACAACTCTGCCTCAAGTTGATGGTGGAGCTTTGGAGCATTTTCGAGGAATTTGATGAGGCCATCCCATTCCCACTTATGAATTCTCAGCTTATTGTGGTCCAGGAATTTGCGGTCACTCATGTGGTTCTCCTAAGGTTTCGAGGGAATCCAGTGCGATGTAGTTGTCGCGGAAGAATTCTTCGGAGACCAACCATTGATCATCGTGGTCTATCGGATTGCGGGCTATCATATCGCCGACTTTCGGTGAGCCAGCTTGGCGGTCGGTATCGGAGATGGATATCTTGCCGCTGAGGACTTCGTCCTGGAGATAAGGCCGCATCTCCTGAGCCTTCGATTTGAGATATTTCTTCCACATGTAATAGTTCTTCCACATAGGGGTTATGGCGGAGGCCACTGTTCGTGGCTCGCTTCACGGAAGTCCAACAGGCCCAGCCCGGCATTGTGCCGAGGCAGCGAACGAGGCCGCGATTATCTCTGGCACCATGTCGGTCCGGTCGTCCTGAAGCTTCATGATGGCCGCAGGCGGCGACGCGTTCGTGCTCGGTCATGCGTCTGGTTCTGGATAGGGGACGGTGCCTGAAGCGATGTCACGGTAGTGCTGTCGGTCAACATCCGCGAGTTGCATCCAAGGGACGTTGTGGCCACTGGCTGGCCAGCCGTCATGGTCGTGTTCGTAGAGCCTGATGGCTAACAATTCAACCAGTGCGCCAAGTTCGGTAGGGTTTATGCGATCCATTGAGGCCTCCATGGGGGAAGGAGAGGGAAGGATGCCAGGGGATCACCCTTCCCTCTAGTTGGATCATTCGGCCGCCTCTGGCGACGCATTGAGGATGTCCTCAACTTCGGTCATCGCCGCTCTGGCAGCTTCTTGTTCGGCGGCTACTCGTTCACGAGCGGTGGTCACGATCTTGCCGTTTTCTCCCTGGGCATCAAGAAGTGCCTTTGCAGCCTGGGTGATACGCTGCGCCGGGAAGTCATCGGTGTTGAGACCTTTGGCCTTGATGGTGTTCCTGATGAGTTCGCGAGCGACATTCATCGCCAGCGTCATGACAGGATCGCCACGGAAGCCTCCGGATCGCCGCTCGCCGAACTCGTACTCGGAGACGTAGTCATCGAACTGCTGTTGGAGTATTTCGATGCCGACCTCAGCCTCCTTGCCCTCCTTCACAGTCTTTGAGAAGTTGTTGCGAAGGTTTTCAAGGAAGGTTTGGTTGAGTGCCCCGGCTTCGTTGTCCTTAAGAATATCGCCGGCCTTGTATTTCGGCCAGGGTCGGACCTTGAATTGTACCTCTTGAATGGTGAGGGTCTCTTCGTTGTTTCCGCTTCCGTTTCCGTTAGGCATTTACTTGCTCCTGTTTTGCGTGTTGCATTTTTGCAACTACCCGGATATGGTCGCACATATTGAGGATGGCGTCAACACATTTTTTCGCTCCTCCCACGTTATTTTCCGTCCCTAATCCTCACTCTTAATTGGTTTGCGTACGAGTTCTGGAAACTTCCTCGTAAGCTTCCTTTTCTCGCTTGGGTGCTCTGACATGTCCCTAGCCACGGGCGGCGCTGGCCTCTTCCTGATGATCAGTATATTATCCCACTCCTCTCCCTGAGTCTCGATAGTTAATTCGAGATCATCGTAGGGAGTCTTACCCCACATGATATGCCCTTCTGGATATACGAGTTTGCTTTCCTCTCTTTCACTCTTTCTGAATCTATTCAGTCTCGCTCGTCGAGTTATGGCCTCTTTGTGAGTAGGCCATTCCTCAAATATACCGTTCTCACTTTGGAGTGCTCTCTCAAAGGTTGCAAGCATCTCCTTACCGAACTCTTCCACTTCTTTGGTCATGCGTCCTCCTCTTCCTCAAACCATGCAGAGAATTCGGCGAGGTTGACCTTGTCTTTCTCATCACAGAGATCAATTATGGCCTGTTTCTTTTCTCTCCAGGGAGCCACGTCCTCGATGAGTTTGTCGACAAGTGCGAGGAGCTTTTCCGTTTCGGCGGCGCTGAGCATTTGATCCCTCCTAACCCAGCTAAAATCGGGACGGAAATAAGGAAGCTTAACCACGGGCCATCTCCAGGCCAGTGATTCCACAACGTCATGCTCGCTGACAGGTAAGCGAACAGCGACATCCACGATCGACTCATCGAACTCCTCCGGAATTTCCAAGAAGATCTTGTGTGCCCTCCTTCTCTTGCGGGTGTCCGGATAGCCCCGCATTCGGCTCTTCGGAGGTGGATATCCCCTCAGTTTCACGCGGTAGAATCTCCCCATCAATAAAGTCCTCCAGCCGGATGAGATACATCTCCTCTTTGAAGCGGGTTTCGATTACGTAGCGGACGTTGAGTTCTTGTTCGAAGGCTTCGCCCTCTTTCGCCCACGGAGACGGGATACGCTGGGGATCCAAGTGATAAACAGTTGACCACTCAAGTCCCTTAGACTTATGCCCTGAGAGTAGTTGAATGGGACCCTTGGCAGCAAAGATGTGTTCAGCGTAAGCAATTGCAGCTCCAAGGGTTGGGCCAAATCCTGCGAATACTCGCAGACATTCAGCTTTATCCGATACACTGGCCGCGTTGCGAGACTTTCGAAGCTTGTCTCGTTCCCACTGGTCGATCGCGTCATAGACTTGCTCCTGTGGCATCTGGGCATCACCGAACTTCTTGAGGGCCTTAGTAAGTTGAGGGCCAAGGTCGGTGCCAACCAAGTGGACTCCGCGGCCGGCCCTAAGAAGTTGGAGGGCGGCCGACATCAGTGGTGCGTTGTTGCGGCAGATGATTGCTGCATTATCAGGGATGCATTTGGCATTCCACTCAGGGAGGGCTTCGACGATGCCCTCAATTGCCCACTCGGGGTACTTCATGTGAGGCACGCGCTGCCGGGCTCGTTCAACGCCCTTACGTGGGCAGCGGAAACTCACCGAGAGGGTCATCTCGTGCATGCGAAACCGCTCACGAAGGCGCGACATGGATGAAGTAACGGCTCCGCGGAAGCCATAGATGGATTGCCAGGGATCGCCTACTGCGATAAAGTCACGATTAACGAGTTTAACGAGCATGGCGTGGTTGATAGCGGAGAGATCCTGGGCCTCGTCCACCATTACCCGTGGGAACTTCGGGAATGAGGCGGAGGAGAACAGGGTTGGCATGTAGATCTGATCATCGAAATCGATGAGGCCAGCATATGCCTGGGTGACTCCTGTGCGGAGCGCGTCGTTGATTATCTTTACGAACCAATCCTCCGGCTCCTCCTCAAGGTCCCCGAAGAATTCCTCCTCTCCAAGAAGGGAGCGGCCGGGGACACCAGCTGGAACGTAGCCGGCGTGCTTGGCGATAGCGATAGTTTTGGTTAGATCGCCGAAAGCGTCGAATGCGTCCTCTTTAAGATAGCGAGGGAGGCGGTCGATCCCCTCTTTGACAAGGTTGAAATTCTTCTTGGTATCGAGCGTGACCCGTTTGCCGATAGCTTGCATCCAGGCACGGTGGCCGACTGAATTGAGTGTGGCGCATTTGACGTGTCCTGGCAAGCGAGCGCCCATCTCCTCAGCGATCCGCTTGTTGAATGCTACGCTCAGCGTCGGTTCGAGGGACATGTATTTGCAGAGGAACTCAAGTGTTGAGGTCTTGGCCGCACCTGCGAGGGCATTGAGGATGAGGCGGAGTTCCTCATGTGTGTCGCGTGCATAGTCGATGATCGCGGTCTGCTCCTCAGTTGCAGTGAGGATCTTCCCGTCTTTCTTTAATTCGTAGGCCATTGTAGTCTCCCTTTGCGGTTTGAAATTGAGGTACGGCTTTGCCACCTTGACCCACTGCTTTGATCACCAACCAGTTACACCAGCAGGAGATGGCTTCCCGTTATCCGGCTAGCCGCTTCGCCGTCAGAGCGAAGGTGTAACTGGTTAGGCAACTATTTTTAGTGGGAAGCGTGAACCAACGATTGTGCCACCGAGTGTGACCTCCTTGCCGCAGGCGTGAGCGACGGCCATCACACCTGCGAACCGCGGACAGCGAGTTGGGCCTGAGAACCACGACCACAGAGTGCTCTCGGCGACGCCTGAGTTCCGAGCGATGCGGCGGATTGTCGCGGAGAATGAAGTGTTGGTGATCGAAGCTTCGATCTCGAGCAGGGTTCGGAGGATGTCGATTACTGGATCTTTGTTTCTGAAGCGATATGTGTTGTACATTTTTGGGCTCCTTGGAGTGGCTCCCTAAGAAAGAGGAAGAGGAGAGTGGGGGTGGAGCCCCCTCTCTTAAGAAGAGGGAGGGAGGAGGTTGAGGGACTTGAGGAGTTCGATCCCCTTCGGATGCTCCTTTAGGGTGGCGATGGCACTCGATATTGTCGTTTCCCTTTTGGAATAAGCCATATCGAGGGGCGTGCGATCCATGCAGCGCTCCGCGGCCCATGCCAGTTCAATCGCTGCCGCCTCCGCCTCGCTCGGACTTAATACGATAGTCCCGAAGCGACCGTTCAGATAGACCAGGCGGCCATCGGTTCCCTCTGAAGGCTTCGCTGTAGGTGTCCTCGTTGACAAGAATGTAGTCATTGGTTTCTCCGATAGGGATCACATAGTGGATTGGCTTGCGGTTACGGGCAAAGCTTATTTCGTCGGTCACGCCGCGTGATTTCTCCCAGCCCTCAATGATGAGGACGTAAAGGCCGTCTGCCTCGGAGAGCATGGCTTTGTTGTAGGCTTGCCAGAACTCGTAGTCTCGCGGCAAGTCCATGGGGTGACAGTGGACGATTGGCGAGAAAACCCAGATCCCCTTCTTAAGGAGGTAAGTGGTGGCTCGCATGGCCTCGATGTACCGCTGGTTCATTATCTCTGACGTGGGCGAAGTGTATGGACTGGCAAGATACTTAAACAAGGCCTAACTCCTTGAGGAGGGCGTTCTGGCGCCTGCGGCGTATAGTCGACGAGACAAGGGCCCTCTCTATAGTATATTGGAGTGGGCAGGCTCTTGTCCCAATTGTTACCTTACGGGATGCCCGCTCGCGAGAGCGAAGGATGTCCATGAAGATCACCCAGCCTCGCTGACGTGCAAGGGGTTGACCCCACGTTGAAGTGATGATTTCACACTTCGCTAGCGGGATTTCGAGGACTTGGCCGTCGCATTCCACGAAGAGGGATCGGCCGACTGTCCAAACCTCAGTTTTAAGCATTAAGGACCCCCACTGTCAATTTGAGTCGATCGGCTACTTTTTGGTACTCCGTTATCGCCTCCATTAGCATATTGGCGAGGGGCCTCAGTTGATGGTCGCTCAGCTTCGGTCCGACGTCATGTACCACTGCTGTGAGTGTCACTGTCAGCGCGAAATCGGTTAGATAGCTCAGCGAGAGCCACATCAAGTCGTCGACCTGATCTCTCGTTAGATCTTTGTTCTGCATCGTTCGCTCGATTATCGCTGCCGTCAATGCCTTCTTCTCGGCCAGGCTCTCTATCGCCTGCGGACCATTTGAGCGGATGAGATCCTCGAGTTCCTGCCTTAATCGTTTGGTGTTCTCCATCTTGATCTCCTTGAATGCGGTGGATGGTCTCAACGAGTGCGGCCGCCGCTGAACGAATAGCAGTTTCGAGGTGTGCGGTTGTCCGGAAGTAGCGGTCCCGCTCGGTCATGAGTCGGTCAATGGTTGCGGCCTGTTCCGCAAGTCGGCCTTCTAAAGAAGAAGAGCGACGGGCCTCCTCCTTTAGGAGGCGATCGAGGTTGTTGACCTGGGTTTCGAGTTCCTCGATGTGGCGTGTTACTTGGCGTGCGTCCATAAAACTCTCCGTTGGGTGGCCCTCTCTTAAGAAAGGGGGGAGGGAGGGGCTCAGCCCCAGGGGGGGAGGGAGGGGCTCAGCCCCAGCCTCCTAGGCACTTGAGGATTATCGCGAGGGCGATGACAAGGCCGAATATAGTCTCAACTAGCTGCATCGACTGGCTCCACTGCGAGGTTGATGGCTTGGGCGGTGCGGGCGAACTCGACTGAGCGGTCGCTGTCTGCCTCTGCGTGGAGGGTGATCGGTGTGCAGATCTCGACCGTGCGACCAATCTCGTCGATGGTGGTCGAGAAGACCATGAGGTGGATCCATGAATAGCATCGACCCTCACCGTCGGTCGAGTAGTGGGATTGCGCGGTCATCTTTCTAAAGTTGAAGATGGTGATGTCAGTCATCGGAAAGCTCCATGAACTCGTTGCGGTCGAAGTTGTAGGGGCCGTTTCGGCCGGTCTTATCGAAGAGGTCTTTCATCTTCTGATGTCGGCAGTACGTGCCCTGGAGACCGGCGTAGCATGTGCAGTAGAGGTTGCCGTTCTCCCATGTGAGTTCGTAGGGCGCCCCGGAAGGGTTGAGGTCTTTGTCCATCTTGTGGACGAGGTAACCGTTGGCGTTGCGTGCTATGATGTACCAGTCATTCCTAGCCATTGTTTCGACTCCTCAATGATTGTCCGTGCGTGAGTGATGTCTGCTTGGACGGCTATCATGTGCAATCGGAGATATCCAGGGAGGCGGTGCTCTCCATATTTCTCGATTGCTTTAGTTAGTCGGGCGAGTGAGTCGACGAGGCGCCTCAATGCCTCGTCGAGATCGGTTTGTGTGTAGGCGGCCATCGATCTTGTCACTCGAGATTGAAGGAGGCCATGAAGTTGCACTTAGTGATTGGTGTGGTTTGTCCACACTCTTCGCAGATGCCTGCACGAAAGAGGGTATTCGGGGTGCTCATGGTCTGCTTTGCGTCGCAGTGGCTGCAGATCCACTGCTGGTAGATGGTGGCGCCTGCGGCAATGGATGCAGTGGCCTGGGTGGCCACTGCATTGAAGGGGTGAACCTTCATGCGGTGGGTCATTAGATCCTCCATGTCATAGCTTGATGGCATGTCGGTGCCGCCCGCTTTGCTGCCACCGCGGCAGTTATGGAGAGGGCGACGTTAACTAAGATGAGGGTGGTGATCAAGGCTCTCATTGGCTCGACTCCTGGGTTGGGATTTCTCCGTGGCGGTCACTGATGATTATCCAGTTGATGTTGGGGTTGGGGTTGGGGTTGGGGCTATAGTTTTCCTTTGCGTCGGTGCTGGCGAAAGGGCCGGTGTAGGGACCCATTGCCTCGTACGCTGCGGCCTCGGCCGCCTGCTCGCGGGTGCGCTCGAGGCCATGGCCGCCGGTTCCCCCCGCTACAGCGTAGCAGGCGGGATTGCCGGTCTCGCCGCAGCACGGGCATTCGGGACATAGGCAAGCCTCGGCATCGCAGCCGCACACTTCGCAGGGCGCCTCGTCGACAGGGACACGGAAGCATCCTGGCGGCATGTTCCATCCGGAGCGGAGCGACATCTCATTCCTCCCTGGCGCGGCGGATGATACCCTCAAGGGCGTAGGCGAGTAGCCAGATGGCCAGGCCGAGGAAGATGAGGTGCCACGGGAGTAGGGCGATGGTTGGTGCCACTACAAAGATCAGGGCGCCGACGCCTGCGGCGAGCACTGTGTCCCAGTTGTGGATGAGGGTGAGGGAGCCCAAGCCGAGAGCGATGTATTTGAGGGCGCGGGGGTTGAATTGGAAGTTTCGACTCCGGAAGTTACTCATTTTCGACTCCTTGTTCGGTGGCCCGAGAGCGCAGTATGGCACGCAAATGTGGCGGGAGTGTGGCTTTTTGGTGGATGGGGGTGCGGCGGATTGTCGCAGGGCCGATTTCGGCCCGGGCCCGTTTTCCTGTAAAACCTTTTTTCCTATCGGGCGTCCCCCCAACGTCCGTTAAAAGGCGGTTGTGGCGGAATTGTGGCGTAGGTATCGTTACTTTTGGTAATGGTATGTACGTCCAGTGACGGGGGGGGGGGGCATTTATATATTCAAATATATATATATAACTATAACCCCCCTCCTCCCCCACTCTCACGCCTTAAGCTTAAACTCTCACTCCCCCAAGCCCCCTGAATTCCCATTCCCCCTGAATTCCCGTCCCCCCCGGGGTCCCTCCCGGATCCCCCCGGGTCCCCCGGCTCACAGATGGCGGTATGGCTCATTCCGTTTGGGAAAGAGCCATACGCCACATTTTCGCCACAACGCCCTTCGCGCGAACGTTGGGGGGACGCCCGATAGGAAAAAAGGTTTCCTAGGAAATCAACGCCCCACGCACCGCATGCATGGGGTCTGTTGTGTTCACCTGCGTTCACTCGTCCTCAGGCTCCGCATAGGCGGACGGGATGCGTTCGTCGGACACGTCGCAGTACAGTTCAGGGTCCTCCCAGTTGACATTGACATCCTCGATACGCCAGCCATTTAGTCGGCATCCCTTCACGATGTGTGCCTCACACACGTCGCGCCAATGCTTGCGCACAGTGGCGAACGAGAGCACATCGCCTTCAATGGTCACGAAGTACATAGGGTATCCGCCAGGCCAAGCGTACGGTCCGTTGCGCAGATAACGCTTGATTTCCAAGAGTTTCATCGTGGTATCTCCTCAGGCTGCAAAGTGGCTCAATCGCCCCGTATTGACGCTGTAGATCCCTATGGCCCATGCGCGGCCAACGAGGACTACGCGCCACGTGTGGTAGCTGTGGCAGTGCTCACGGGCGTGGGTGTGTGCCCAGTCGAGAGCGGCGGCGAACGTTGTGAAGTCCAAGGACGGCTTGCGCATTTGGGTATCTCCAGGGTGGAGTCAGGGGCATTTGCGCCCCTGACGATCCCGCATCACTCGGCGGCGGCCT